ATTTCTATGTCTGAATTATTTACTATAATGTGATTATAATTATCATTCATAAATGAAGGTATAAAACCATTATTATAAATTGTAATTTTTTCTGTTCCTTTTGAACGTTTTATAGTTCCAATCATATTATTTAATATACATGAAATTAATGTTGTTTTTCCACTTGACATTTCACCTAAAAATATAATATTTATTTCATTATTCATATTATAATAATATTTTATTACTATTATTATGATATATATTAAAATAAATAAATATCAACTTTTTTTCTTCTAAGAAAACAACGTATTGACGAATTATCATAACATAATTATATGCTATAAATCTATTTATAATCTGAATTATTATTATATATATGGAAAATAACGAAATAAAAAAATATAATTGTAAATTTTGTAATTATACTACAAAATATCCATGTGAATGGATAAAACATACTGAAACTGATAAACATCAACGCAAAGGTAAAAAGAAAATTCATAAATGTGAATCATGTGATTATGAAACATTTAGTAAATGGAATATGGATATACATCATTTATCATCTCATGCTACAAAAGAAGAACGCGAAAAACAAAAATATTACTGCAAAGATTGTGATCAAGTATTCTTTTGTAAATTATATAAGGATACATATATGAGTGGAAAAAAACATAAAAATGTTGAAAAAGCTAATAAATTAGTTGAAGAAATGAATAATATTAATAATATATAATTTTAGATTTTTTTACATAATAAATTTTATTATATAAAAACATATTTTTTTTTATTTTTAGGTTTACATTATTAATCTGTAAACCTAAATTAGTATTTTTTTTATTTTTCTATTCATATATTATATGAAAAATCAAATTAGTCTTAAAGATTTTTTAAAAACATACACTGGTATTTCAAATAGATTTATTGATGAATATTATTCATTTTATGAATTATGTGAAAAATAACCATTTGGTATTGATAGTACGCAAGTTATTAAATATTTAAAAATTATATCTTCTAGAAAATTCCATGAAAATTTGAGAGAAAAATATATATTGAATATTGATTATCTAATATATCGATTAAATAATAAATTACAGAAAAATAAACAGGACGATAAAAATAAGAAATTTATAAATTTCTTATTTTTATAGTTTAAAAAGATAAATATAAATATTTATCTATTTTAATCGTATTTTATAAATTATCATTTGATGGTTTTGAAAGAATATGTATGGCATCGCGTTCTGAACGTGGTAATCAAGTAAGAGATTATTTTATATTATTAAGAAAATTTATAAATTATTACAGACAACATATTGCTAATAAAATTATTGATTTAACAAAAACAAATAAATATATTTATATATTATTAGTAAATAAAGGAAAAGATTTATTTAAGTTAGGCAGAACAAAAAATATAAAACAAAGACTACGTAATTATGCAACTGGAAGAGATAAGCATCCAGATATACAATTTATTATGATAGTAGATGATCCAACTCAAATTGAAAATTGTATGAAAATTTTTACTGATAAATATAAATATCGAGGAAATTCGGTTAGAAATGAAAAATATAATTTTTCATTTCTAAGCGTAAAAAATAATAATTATAATTATTATTTTTTTCGGAAATTTATAAAATAGATTTTGATTTGTTGAAACAAGTTGTTTTTGGTTGTGCAGAATTACATGCAAAATTTAATCATATTAAAAAAGATTTAGATACATATGTTGTTTTCGATGATTCAAAATCAGTTGATTATTTAGATCTAAATAATGAAGTTATTGGATATGAAAAAGGTACGAAAGAAATAAAGAAATCAAGTAAGAAATCAAGTAAGAAATTAAGTAAGAAATCAAGTAAAAAATCAAGTAAAAAATCAAGTAAAAAAAATAAAGTTAATTAATTAATTAAACATAGATTTTATCTTATCATATTTTTGTTGTAATTCTTCTAATTGTTTTTTTATTGATTCTATTTCTATATCTTTATCTTGAATAATTTTATCTTTTTGTTCTATAATTTTGTCTTTTTCATCAGATATATTTTTTATTTTGATATCTAACATTATAGATTCTTTTACTTTACTTTCTCGAGAAATTTCTAAATAAGTTTTACAACATTCTTGCATTAAATCAGTATTTTGTGTATGAAAAGCATCTATGACATCAATGAATAGTTTTGGCATACGATAATTTAATTTTGATTGTTCGATTAGATTTATTTTATTTTGGTCTCCGCCAATTGTTAACCGTAAAAATTCTCTTGGATGACCATAGCGATCAAGTTCTCCTGTACTATAAAATTTTGTTTTATTATTATTATAAATTATTAATCCATCTATATCTTTATATTCAAATTTATAAGTGTGATTGTCATAATTATTATTACGATTATTATGTTGTAATATACCCGGTTTTATAATTAAATCATTTGATTTAAATATTCTACCATAATTTGTGATATATACTATAGATATTGCTTTTGCAATTTGTTGATATGCATTTATCCAATTTTTATCTGGAATATTATAATTTAACATATATATATTTATTATATATTCATCATCATTTAATTTGTATTCAATTGGAAAATTACATTTTATTGTAGTATTTATATTTTCACATCCCCAAGTATCAAAAGATGGTATAGAAATACATCCTCTATAATATGGTCCATATTCACCGCTACCTGCATATTCTTGAAAACATTTTGTACATTTACTATGATCTTTTATTATAGAACTATAAAATTTGTATATCAAATCATTTTCGTTAATATTTTTAATTTCACAACAATTATTTTTAATATCCTCTAATATTTTATCAACATCTAAATGTATCATTGGTTCTTTAATAATATATTTAGATTCAGGTAAATTATATTCATCTTCATATAATTCTTGTTTATAAATTCCATCAATAACGTCTTTAATAGCTATTAATTCTTTATTTGATTCATCTTTTAATTTAATAAAATTATTATTTAAATCTTCTATTTCTTTTATTTTTAAATTTTTTAATTTATTATTTTCAGAACATAACTCATTATAATTATTAATTTCTATTTGAATATCTAATTTAATTTTATCTAATTCTTTTTGAAAATTATTTTTTTTAGATTCTAATTCTGATTCTAAAGTTTGATGCTTATTATAAAAATGTTTTAACGTTTTATTTTCTTCTTTTATTTTTTTTATCTCCATATCTTTAGCCTTAATAATTTTTTCTTTTTCATTTAACAATTTATTATTATAATCATTACTATCAAATATATTATATCGGTGTCGCATATATTTATCAAATGCATCTGACATTTATAAATGTTTTATAATAAGCATTATTTTATTAGATAATAAATATAAATAAAATAAAAATCAACTTTTTAATTTGTTACTTTAACAATCATGATATCATCTTTGTAACAACATTCTTTTTTTATTTTATAATCATCATAATATTCTTTATATAAACCATTTATTTTATCATTTTTATAATAACACACCATCTTTATAACAACATTCTTTCTTTAAATTACCATTATCGCTATATTCTCTATATACACCATTTATTTTATCATTTTTATAATAACATACTAATATCTCTATTATACCATTTCTATAATATTCTATATACAAACCATCTTTTTTATCATCAATATATTTACATTCTATTTTTACTTCACCATCATCATAATATTCTATAAATTCCCCTTCTCTTTTATCATTAATATAATTTACTTCTTCATGTAATTGCCCATTTGAATGATATGATTTATAAATTCCTTCGCTTTTTCCATTAATATAATTTACTTCTTCCCATAATTGCCCATTATCATGATATGATTTATAAATTCCATTTTTTCTTCCATTAATATAATTTACTTCTTCATTTAATTGCCCATCTTCCTCATGATATGAATTATAAATTCCTTCTCTTTTTCCATTAATATAATTTACTTTTTGAAATAATTGCCCATTATCATGATATGATTTATAAATTCCATTTTTTCTTCCATTAATATAATTTACTTCTTTCCATAATTGCCCATTTTCATAATATGATTTATAAATCCCATTTTTTTTTCCATCAATATAATTTATTTCTTCTTTTAATTGCCCATTTTCATAATATTCATAATATTCATAATAATTATAAAGACCAACAATTTTTTCACAATAATCTCTATTCATTATAGGTATTATACAACCAATAATATTTGTATCATCATTGGTACATGATTTATAATTATAATCATAAAATATAATATTATTTATAAATTCTGATTCAATATCATCTTCGATATCATCTTCAATATCGTCATCAATATTATATACATGATAATCATAATTAATAAGTTTAAATATATTATCGATTATTTTGTCATAACATCTTCTTGTTGTATGCATTATAATATAATTGTAAATCTTATCAGTAATGTCCTTAATACCAAATTTTTCTATAAAATATTTTGGATATTTAAAATTAATAAATTTGATATAACCTGATTTTTTTTCTGCAGATTTTTCTAAAATATAATTTTTAAATATATCTATTATTTCATCTAATTCGATTGGTGATAATATTTTAAATATATCTAATTCTGACATTATATTTATTATTTAGTTAACTTTAAATTTAGTTAACTTTAACTTTTAAATTTAATAATAAATAAATCAATTTTTTTAAGATTCCGTATAAAACTTTTTTAATTCTTTTATTTCTTTTTTTAATCTTTCAATTTCATCATCCTTCTGTTTAGATTCCATATGTTTTATAAAATAATCTTTACAACATTCTTGTAATAAATCTGTATCTTCTTTATTATATGCTTCTAGTATTTTTAAAAATAATCTTGGCATTCTGTATTCAAGTGGTGTATAATCTGTTAAACATAAAGTAGAACTATAACCAGAATAATAATTAATTTTATTATTTTCATATACTATTATATTTTTATTTTGATTATTAGTATTACATGTATGATATTCACTATATTGTGATGATATTATTATACGACCATAATTTGTAATATATATAGCATATTTTAGATATGAATTAAGACTAAGACTACTTTTGTTTTTCATATTAATATAAATTACATATTCATCTTGACATAATTTTTGATGTTTTTCATTCGGATAATTTTGTTTATTATGACCACTATTTAAATAACATTCTATATCTTGTCTATTTATATTATATATTTGCAAGTTTTCATTTGATATTTTATCTACTTTTAGATGAACAATCGGAAAATTCTCAACATCTGGATTTGGATCTATTTTATATTCTAATTCACCAGAAATTAATTTATTCATAGTTTCTTCTTGTAACTTTAAACATTTTTCTTTAAATTCTGTTTCAAAATCTTCTAATTGTTTTTTCACATCTTGTTTTATATCATTATATATTGATGGTATGGGTTGATCATCTAATTTATGTGTCATAAAATTTGTAATGATTTTGTATTTATCCATTGTATTTTTATGATATCTGATAATAATAGATGATAAATAATAAATAAAATAAAAATCAACTTTTTTTTAAACTAATTTAATATAATAAATATATTTAATAATTATTATGGCTCTCTGTAAACTTTTAGAAAATACTATAAATAAAATGATGGAAATTAAATTAAATGCTCCATTAACAAAAATATATCTTGGTGA